TATACTGTAATAACTGACTCATCTTCAGATTGGACTTCAGTAGGTAATAATGTTTATTTTTATGACAAGGCAACTAGTTTACCTTATTATAAAAATGCAGGGGGTACTGTTGTGTCAATATTTGAAGAAGGAGGAGTATCAAGTAATGTCTATACTGCTGATGGTACTTTAGCTGGAGATAGAACAGTTGGTTTATCAACTCATACTTTAACTTTAGACGGTACGGGAAATAATAATACTCAATTTCAAGTTAATTGTAAAGAGGTTTATACTGGATTAGTACCTTATTTTAAAGTTGATTTAGAGGGAGGTATTTCTGTTTTAGGATCAAATGGTACTCAGGGGGCTATCTCGGCTTATAGTAGTCACGTTGGAACTGGAAACCCAAGAATTTTTAACGTAAGTAGATTTGGTGGTGGTTCTTGGTACTCTCCTTTTGGTAGTGTTACTATTGGCGTAGGAGCAGCGACATCAAGAATTTCAGTCCTTGAAACAAATGTTGATTTTTATGATGTTAATAATAATTTAAGACATAAGATAGGTTTATCTACAGGTAGTAACAATCAGCATACAAGATTTTTTGTTGGTGGTTTTGTAAATAACAGTTCTTTTATTATAGGTTCTTTGGCAGCTATTTCAACTGAAAAAATAAGTTTACAAGGTGATACTCTTATATCTGAAAAGTTAGAGTTATCAACCACAACAGATGGTTTCTTAATGCCTAGGCTAACAACAGCTCAAAAGAATGCTATTCCTTCACCAGTAGATACTAATTTAATGGTATTTGATACTGATTTAAATAGTTTACAAAGATATAATGGTTCTGCATGGGTTGCTATGGCTGCGGGGTATGGTATTTTAGGAATTGCTAATACAAGTGGATTTTATACTTATTATACAACTTATACTTTAGCTATGGCTGCAGCAAGTGCGGGAGATACAGTTGAGCAGTTTGGAAATATTACAGAAACAGGAAATGTAACAATTACTATTCCTGTTGAAGTAAGTATTAACATGAACGGCTATACATACACTTTAGACGGTTCAGATAATAGTTTATTTTTAAAAAATGGAGTTGGTACAAAAACGAAATTTATTAATGGTACGATAATAAAAAAAAATAGTCCTACTCCTAATGGTGGGGGGAATGGTTTGACTGTTGGTCAATCTGCTGAATTAGATTGTACAGGTTTAACAGTTATTTCAGACGGTGCCGATACTTTAAACATATCTGCATCAGGGGTAAAAGTTATAGGTGGTGAATTTATATATAATGGAACTGATACAGGATTTACGGGTTTTATTTCAGGTAAATTGATAGGCTCAAGTATAAATACTGGTTTAGGCTCTTTTAGAATTACTGGTGATGGTTTGTATAGTTGTACAGTTATTGGAGCAGTTGCAACAGCAAGTGGAGGCATTTTAAAAAATACAAACATATATAACACAGGCACTATTGTTGCTTTAACTTTAACAGGTGCAAGAGCTTATAACTGCAATGTTTATTCTCAAAGTTCAAACGCTATATTTTTAAATAATATTATTAGCGAGTGTCACAACTCAATTGGTAAAAGTGATGCAGGAGTTGGAATATATACAGACAGAGGAAAAACATATAATTCAACAGGTATCTCAACTTCTACTGTTGGAATGTTTGTAAATCAAGCAGATGCACAGATTTCTTTTTGTATTGGGGAAAGTTCAGCATCCAGTGGGATAGAGTTAAGAGTTGGAAATATTTTTAATTCTGTTGGAAAATCAACTTACAATAATGCTTTAGGGCATGGCATATATGTAGGTAATAATAATGGAACTGTATCAAATTGTACGGGGATTACAGTTAATGCAAGTGCTCACGCAATACAAGCAGGGACAGTAAACAGAAATATTAAAATTTCTAATTTAAAAGGTAAAGGAATGACAACTTTAATAGGAAATAAAGCGATAAACATTCAAACAAATACACCAGATAATTTTGGTAATTTATTAATTGGATAAACTTAAAAAAATGGCAAATACTTTAAAACAAACGGTTTTTCAAATTGAGCAGGAATCAATTCCACAAAGAATGATTGTTCAATATATTGATGAAAACGAGGAGCAAAAGCAAACGGTAACTTTTTATGAAGATTTAACCGAATCGGAAAAAATAATATTTGATAATTTTAAAGAGCTATCAGAAAGTAAAATGGTTTAATTATGGCAGTAACACCAATAACAAGTGGATTAGAAGAAGTAGTTGGAGTAAAATATACAGTAAGGACAGATAGTTCATCCGATTGGGGTTCTGTGTCTAATGATGTGTATTTTTATGATGTAGCAACAAACTTACCTTACTATAAAAATGCAAGTGGAGATGTAGTATCTATATTTGAAGAAGGAGGAAGTGGGGGTGGAAACTCTATTACTTTATCAGTACAAAAAGACTCTGGAGGAACTATAAATAAAGGTCAAGTTGTTATACTAGCTGATTATGATGTAGTTGCTGATTTAACTACTGTAGAGTTAGCTGATAATAGTTCGGGTACTACAATGCCCGGAATAGGTATTGCTACAAGTTCTATAGCTCAAGCTACTACAGGAACTATAATTATATTTGGTAAAGCCACAGGATTAAATACTTCAGCATTATCTTTAGGTGATGTTTATGTAGGTACTTCTGGGGGTGTAACTAATACTAAACCTACAGGAAATGCTGTAGTTCAAAGAATAGGTAAAGTAACTAGAGTTAGTTCTACTGTTGGTGAAATAATAGTATTTGGGGGTGGTATGGATAATGTTAATTCTAGTACTGCTGATTATTGTAGGGGTTCAAAAGTTAATGGATCATTGGCCGCTACTTATGTTACAGCTGATCAAATAATTCCTATAACAGTTCAATCTGAAAATAGTAATACTAATAAATTTACTATAACCGGTAATGGTATTAGGGTAAATCAAGCTGGAAGGTATAGGGTTAATTGTATGACATCTATAAATAGTATTGGTACTCAAAGGGCCGATCCTGTTATGAAAGTAACAGTTAATAATACTATAGCTGTTGATGCAAATAATCAGGAGTATAGAAGTTTAGAACATTATGCTAGAAATGCAGGTAGTTCTAATAATTCATCTTCTGATTTGAATTTAATACTTGATTTAGCTGCTAATGATATTGTTAGGATTATATTATCTGAAGGGGGGGTTACAACAAATACTGATACTACAATACTTTCTTCAGGTACGTTTCTTGAACTTAGTGAAATGATTGCAGGAGAATCAACTCCAGTAACAGGTTCGGGAACTAAGGTTCTTGTTAAAGGAGCAATGGGTGCAAACCAAACAGTGAATAATACAACCCCAATAGTAAATTTTGTAACAACAGGCACTCCAGCTGGTGGAGCACTTGATGTAAATGGTGAATGGGATAACACTAATCATAAATTTACAGTTGGTTCAAGTGGTGCAGGTACTTATTTGGTACAAGCGAATATATTTTTAAATAATGGTTCTTCTTGGTCGCATTTATTTTTATATAAAAATGGTTTAATTTATGCCCCATTTGCGGGTTTTGGAACAGCTACAAGTAGTTGGGATAATGACGATGGTACTATCCCTATTGATTTAGTTGTTGGTGATTATATAGATATTAGATGTTATTCTTCAGGAAATGGTACTATTGATTTTAATAATCAAGCACTTAGACAATCGTTTAGTATAACTAAAATTGGAAATAACTTAACAGTTAATAATGTTGTATTACAAACTCTTAATAAAACATTTACCTTACAAGAACCCACAGCTACAGATGATATTACAGTTTTTAGAACAGATGAAGCAATTACAATACAAGAAGTAATTGCTGTTTCAACTGGAGGATCTCCAAGTACAGAGTATGCTTTAAAATACTCAACAGATAGAAGTGCTGCAGGGACTACTTTAGTAAGTGCTACAACAACCACAAGTACATCAACTGGAGATGTTGCTTCATTAACTAATGCTAATATTCCAGCTGATAGTTTTATATGGATAGAAACAGGTACTGTAAGTGGAACAGCTGTTTATTTAAGTCTTGATATAAGATATACAGAAGATTAAAACCACCGATAATAACTTCGTTTTAAACATTACAAATATTGTATTAGTTATATAATAATAGATAAGACATGACAACAATTATAGAGAAAATAGAATTAGGTAAAGACGGGGAAGTACAAACTTCACCTGTTGGATATACTAAAGATATTGATTTAGTTAATAAAATTAATATAGATTATGATGGAACCTTGGGCACATTTATAGGAGCTAATAGAACAAAACTAGAAATAGGTGAAATTAGTATAAAGATTTTTTTTGAAACTACTAATTATACACATGAGGCCCGGATAAATACTGATAGTATAGGAGATATGGATTTAAATGAAATAACTAACATAAACCAACTATAATGGCAGTTCCAGTTAAAGGTATTAGTACTGTAGTAAAATCTAACATGAGTGGGAATAGTAAAACTATCCCCCATACCCAAATTGCAGGGAGTAATAGATTAATAACCGTACAATTAACAAGTGGAAATCAACAAAACCACACCTCACTTACATATGGGGGCCAAGCTTTAACTCGATATTACAATGTTAGTAGGGGTAACTTAGGATTAAGGAGTAGTTTTTGGTATTTAGTAGACCCCCCAACAGGTACAAATAATGCCGTTATTGGGTTTGGAGGATCATTATTCAACCCAATATCAGTATGTATAAAAAGTTTTAAAGATAGTGGAGGAGTAGGAGTAAAAGTAGCAGTTAATGGAAACTCAGCCATAACATCTTCTCCAAAAACCCAAAGTATTACTGTAGAAAATGATAGTTTAATCCAAATAACAAGTAGTGGGAATACAAATTATAACACCACAAGTGGAGCTCAAATTCCAACAGGAACTAATCAACCCTGTGTAAATCATAATATAAATAAGATTATAATGGCCGGAGCAATTTCTTCAGATGCAGGTCATAGTGCAGGATCAGTGTCTGTAAGAGCAGCATCTGGGGGGTCTATTACTTTAGATGTAGTAGAAATAAAAGGATTATCAGGTGGTGGAGGTTCAAGAAGAAGAATTATCATTTGTTAATATAATTTGGATAATTCACATATCCTAATTATATTTATACTAAATATTAATTAAGGGAAAATGGGAAAACATGAAGACTTGTTTTGGGAAGTTGAAGAACAGCTTATTGAGTTAGATTTAAAAGATAAATTCCAAACCCAACTTTTAAAGATGAAAACCCAAGAAAAACATCAATATAAATCTTTTAGGGATAAATATGAGTATGCCTTTGCACGAGTAACTAAATCCCCATTACCATATAAAGTATAGTAAGATGAATTTATCTAAAATATTTGAATTATTCAATGAAAATGAAAGAATTGAAGATGAGGATAAAAACCCATATGTAGATTTTAAATCTTCTCCTTTATACTGGGTGGGGATGTATAAAAAATTAGTATTAAATAATTCCAATTTTAATAAAAAAATAGTAAAATTCTTTAAAGACTCAGATGAAGACTTAGATGTTGATGAAATGAGTGAAGCTGGGGAGTTTATAACATATCAGAGAGCTTGGGATTATATTAAATCTATAAACCTAAAAGATGAATACCACATTAAAGTATTAAAAAAATCATCAGATGAATACTTAGATATGACCCTAAAATTAGGTATTATGTATTTTGAAAAAAGGGAAATGTATGAAAATTGTGCCCTTCTTAAAAAAATCTTAGATAAAATTGAAGAATAATTAGGTTATGTAAATTCTCCTTAATACCTTCTAAATACAGAAATTAGGAAATGGAAATTAAAAAAAGGTTATTAAAATATTAAAAATAAAGGTTAATAAATAATCATTAAAATAATGTAATATGAAAAATCAAGAATTAATTGATAGACGATTTATGCAGTTAGAAGCAAAGTTAAAAACCATGAATCTTCTATTATCCCGTCCAGGATCAACATCTAAACAATTTAAAGATGAAATTAATAGTGCTGAGGAGGTTATAGAAGATTTAAAATCAATTATTGAAAGAGATACTACTCCATTAAGAAACGGTTAATATTTAAAAAAAGTTATATGAAACTATCAGCAGAACAACTCCAGAAAGAATGGGAAACTCTCATAGATTATATTAATAAACATATTACAGGTGAGAGAAAGGAACATTTATTAAATTTCTATAATAAATACCAGGAAAGATTAATATTAATGCCTGCAGCTCATAAGAGGGAATACCATAATGCCTTTCCAGGAGGTTATGTAGAGCATGTTAATAGAGTTATTAGATGTTCTATTAAACAGTATAAATTATGGAAGGAAGAAGGTGCTGATGTTGAGTCTTTTACTAAAGAAGAATTAATATTTTCAGCCTTAAACCATGATTTAGGTAAAATGGGTGATGAAGAAAATGAATCTTATATACCCCAAACTGATAAATGGAGAAGAGATAAATTAGGAGAAGAATATATGCATAGTAAAAAATTAGCATTTGCCTCGGTTCCTGATAGAGGTTTATACCTTTTACAAGCCCATGGTATTAAATATACTTTCAATGAAATGATTGCTATCCAGACTCATGATGGTTTATACGATTCAGCAAATGAAAAATATTTAAAATCATTTATGCCCGAAACTAAACCTAGAACACCTCTTCCATTTATTTTACACCAGGCCGATTTAATGGCTGCTCGAATAGAATTTGAAAGAGAGTGGTTGCCAAAATTTAAAGAAGAAAATAACTTGGATACTTCAAAAAAAGGTTTTACATTGGGGGATAATAAAAAATCCTCTTCTAGAACAAAAGCTCTTAGTAGTATAGAAAGTGGAGGTCTAAAAAATATAATTGATAAATTATGATTGGTATAACAATAGCTTTAGTTGTTCTTTCGGTTTTAGTTGTAATCCTAATATTTACAACCTTAAATCTTTTAAGGAAGAATGAAAGAGCAGAAGATATAGTAGTAGGTTATTTAGAATACTTGGATAAAATATCTAGAGTAATTGAAATCTCCGATGATAAATTAAAAAAGTTAGACCATAGGGGCACATTTTCTAGTGATGATGAAGTTGGGTATTTCTTTAAATCAATAAAAAGCATTCAAGAAGTATTAAATGACTTCAAATTGAAAAAATCTTAAAGAAACTCAATGGATTATATTATTCAAAAACACCTTAAGGGAAAACAAAAGAGGAATTACTTTACTAAGGAAACAGAAAATGCTATTGTTAGATATAATAAATCTACTAGTAGTCAAGAAAAAAGTAATATTTATGAAGAATTTATTCATTATCCTTTTTTTAAACTCACCCAAAATATAATTCATACTTTTAAATTTTACCATACAGAAGTAGAAAATTTAGAGGATTTACAACATGAAATTATAATTTTTCTTTTATCTAAAATACACCTCTTCAATCCTGAAAATGGTGCTAAAGCTTACTCCTATTTTGGTACTATAGTTAAAAGGTGGCTTATATTATATAATGATAAAAATTATAAAAAGAAAATAAAAAATATAAACATTGATGACCTTAACCACTACTCCCAGATAGACTCATCAAATTCCCAATTTATTTCTTCTCTTAGGATGGATAGTAATATAGATAAAATTAAGGATAATAATAAGGATTTAGATGACGAGTTAGGTTTTAAGGGGTATAAAGAGAATGATAGGTTATTTATTTTTATGGATAAGTATATTTTATATTGTACTACTAATATTTATACCCTCTTCCCAAAAGAATATGATGCTAAAATTGCCGACGCTATCCTTGAACTTTTTAGAAAGAGAGATAATATAAATGTATTTAATAAAAAAGCTTTATACATTTATATCCGTGAAATGGTTGATGTTAAAACACCTAAAATTACAAAAATAGCAAATAAACTCTATAAAGTCTTTAAGGAAAAATACATGCTATACCTTGAAACAGGTATATTCCCATCTTAAAAGTCATCTTTTCCTATATTTATAATCAAAATTATGGGACAGTTAGACTCACTAATATTTGGTAAGAAAAAATTTTCTGATATCCTTGAAGAAATCTACAACAACCAGAAGAGAAGAGAAGATCAAGTAACAGCTTTAATCACAGAATTAAAACCTTTAGTACAAGAAATTGGAGATGCTACTTTAATAGTACCTCTAATTAAAGAGTATATGGAGATTGGGGTTAAAAATGATGAGCAGCTAATTAAAATGGCTACCATTGTTCAACGAGTTCTTCATAATCAAGGGAGTAGTAGTGATGATTTCGGTATATCTGAAAGTGAAAAACAACAACTTTTAGATGAAATGGAAAGATTACAAATCGAAAAAGGAAAATAATGGTAACTAGAATAACAGGAACACAGTCTACCGATAATGCTACCCCCCAATCTGATGAAAAACTAATACTTTCAGCAAGGGTTAGATGTTGCATTTTAGATGATAAAACTTTTCCTAAAGCTTTCAAATCTCATGGGGAGTGGCATTCTATAGGTGGAATATTTTGGGAAAATGTTAAACATCCTAACCCAAGTAAAGTAAAAACCGATGGTAGATTTGCTAGACCTTTATTCCCTAATATTATAAACTACCCATTAGAAAATGAGATTGTATATGTTATACAGTTATCATCTATTGGGGTAGAAACTGATACTAATAAAACTGATTGGTATTATTTCCAACCTATAAATATCTGGAATAGTATACACCATAATGCTATTCCTGATGGAATTAATAAATCAACTCTCCCCCCCTCACAACAAAGAGACTACCAACAAACTGAAGTAGGATCCGTAAAAAGAGTTACAAATAAAGGAAAAGGTATTGATTTGGGGAATACCTTTAAAGAAAAACTAGATATAAAAAACCTCCAACCTTTTGAAGGGGATATTATGTATGAGGGTAGATGGGGCCAGAGTATAAGATTTACTTCTACTATAAAAGGTGGAAAAATTGATAATCCATGGTCTAAGGGATTTAATATTATAGAAAGAATTAGAGGTGAGAAAAAAGAATCACAAGGAGATCCTTTAACTATAATAAGAAACGGTCAACATGATGATGGTAAAGAAAAATTAATTCCTCAAGTAGAAGATATAAACAAAGATTTATCTTCAATTTATATAACATCAACACAATCCATCCCCATAAATCTATCTAGCCCTAAGGGTAATAAGGGTTATAATTCATGTGAGGAAAAACCTATAAAAGCTGATAAATTTGATAGCGAGCAAATCATTTTAAATTCTGGAAGATTATTATTTAATTCTAAAAAGGATTCAATACTATTATCTTCTAACAAAATTATAAACTTAAATTCAGTTAATAGTGTAACAATTGATTCAAAACAAACAGTAATAAACTCCCCAGAAATATTATTAGGTAATAAAAATGCTACTGAGCCTGTTATTTTAGGAGATAAATTCCTTTCTGATCTAGAAAAATTATTAACCCAAATATCCTTATTAGGGAATTATTTGGGTAAGACCCCAATATTAATTGCTCCTGCTACTCCTTCTTTAGGTCATGCTCCAATGGCTGTAGGTATGGAGGAAAAAGCTAAGGAAATGATAGCAAATATTGAATCTTATAAATCAAAAATATCAAAATCTAAGTAATGCTTACTAAACTAATTGCATCAACCGTACAAAGATCACTTAAATCTATTTTAAAATTAGATGGTAAAGTTGATGAAATTATAAAAAAATTTGAAGTTGGTTGTCCCACTAAAGAAGAATTAAAGAAAATAATAATTCAAAAAAACACATTTATTTCTACTCTAACTACAATTAAAAAAACATTAAATAGTATTACAAAAACTGGACAAACTTTAGAAAGTATACTTAAAGGGTTAGAAGTAGGTGTTAAAGTAATTAAATACTTACCTATCCCTATTGTACCCTTTACACCTTTAACTGTAACTAATGTATTAGCAGACTCATTAGATACTTTGGGGGGGTTATTAACAAATGGGAAAGGCACAGTTAAAATGATCCCTCAAGTATTTAAGAGTATCCTCCCAGAAATTGATAAATTAATTATAAAATTAAATTCATTAGATATTGCATTAAATTCATGTATTAAATCACAGGGTATATCTCAAAATGAGTTAACTGAGTCTTTAACTATTGAGGGTTTATCAAATGCTGTTCAAAATCAAACATCAAATAAGGATTTACTAAACCAACTACAACCCGGATCCTTAAATCCCATATTTTATAAAGGTTTCAAATTAGAAATCCAATATAATCCAAAAAATGAATTCTCTTTCGACTCTAGGAGAGTAAAAGCTCAAAATAAAACAAAGGTTATATTATATAATCTTCTTGATAACGGGTATTCATTCTCTTCCTCCCTAGAGGTTTTAATAGATGAGGTAAAATTTAGAATAGATAATTACCTTTTGGGTATTTAAAAACCTATAATTACCTTATCCCATTCAAAGTGGATAAAAAACTAATCAAATTAATATTTATAACAAAAGTGATATGAAATCATCAGAATTTAAAAAAATAGTTAAATCAGCAGTTAAGGAAGCAATTCAAGAAGAGTTGAAAGACATTTTATTTGAATCCTTCAAATCCCAAAAGAATATTTCACCCATAACTGAAAATATTCAATATAACCAACAACAACAACAACATTTAACTTCACCCCAACCCGAAGTTAGTTTAGCTGATAAAAGAGCTAAGTATGAAGAAGCTTTAAATGGTACACAGTTAAATTTTACATCTAATGATGTCCAATCTTTTAACCCACAACCTGGTGCTGATGCCATTAATGGTTCATTAGGGGGAGGTAGTGTAAGTATGGATCAAATTACAAATTTAATGGGTCGATAATGGCAAAAATAATTTCAAATAAATTTCCAATTGACACTGAAGCTAGAAAAGCTATAGGGTTTGGTTTTCCTTTAAATGGGGATGCTGTTTTTGTTCCCACATATCAAACTAAAGATCAAATTAAGGCAAATTTAATTAATTATTTATTAACAAATAAGGGAGAAAGAGTATTTAACCCTAATTTTGGTGCTAATTTAAAATCTATTTTATTTGAAAACATCACAGATTCAACTTTAGATGATTTAAAATTTAAAATTCAAGAGGAAATTGCATTATATTTCCCTACAGTAAACGTTAAACAAATTGAATTTCAAAATGAGCCTGATCTTAATGAAGTAAATTTTTTACTATCATATGAAATCTCATTATTCGGGATTGAAGATAACATAAATATATTATTACAATAATGGCTGATTTAAAACGAGATATAAAATATATTAATAGAGATTTTAATGATTTTAGAAGTGCCTTAGTAGAATACTCTAAAACATATTTCCCTAATACTTATAATGACTTTTCTAACACTTCTACCGGGATGTTATTTATGGAGATGGCATCATATGTTGGGGATGTTTTATCTTTTTATTTAGATAATCAAATTCAAGAAACATTTATTCAATATGCTAGGCAAACTCAAAATTTGTTTAATTTGTCTTACATGTTAGGATATACTCCTAAAGTAACAACTGCAGCACGTGTAAATATTGATTTTTTTCAAACCTTACCTGCTAAGACTTTAGGATCCTCACAAGTCCCAGATTTTGATTATTGTCTACAAATCCCCGAAAATACCCAAATTTCTTCTAATAACACTGTTACTAGATTTTTAATTGAAGATTTTGTAGATTTTTCATCTTCAAGCTCATTAGATCCTACTACAATTACAGTATATGAAAT